ATGAACTAAATCCCCCCCAAAACGTGAGCATAAGTCATGACTAAAGAGCTTCCGGACGCGACTAGTCGTGACGCCGACGTTATCGATTTAGATCGGGCGAGGTCGGTTTTGGTTCCGTCATTAGCTCCGGTTATTGGCCACCCGACGCCTAGAATCTCAACGCCGCTTAATGATTTACCGTCTAGAGGCGCGGAAGTTTTTGATTTTGCCAAAGAATTGAAGCTCGAGCTAATGCCATGGCAGAAATTCTACTTCGAGCATGCTTTAAAAGTTCGGCCGGATAACCGTTGGGCTCATCCCATAGTAACCACCGTCGTATCGAGACAATCCGGAAAATCAACAATGATGATGGTTAGAATCTTGGCCGGGTTGTATCTCTTCGACGAGCCTTTACAAATTGCGTCGGCTCACCGATTAGCTACAAGCTTCGAGCAATTCCGGACAATCGTCTCGATGATAGAAGCTAACGATTCTCTAGCTAAACAGGTTAAGCGAATCTATTGGAGTCATGGCGCGGAAGAGATCCAAATGCTCAACGGTAATCGCTTTATGATTAAGGCCGGTGGATCTTCGGCTCGCGGTGTATCAAAACCGGAGACGGTTTATCTTGATGAGCTTCGAGAAATGCACGATTTAGAATCTTTCGCTTCTCTTCGATATACCCTACTTGCCGCCAAGAATCCGCAAGTTTTGGGATTTAGCTCGGCCGGAGATCAACACTCAACAATTCTTAATTCGCTTCGGGAAAGATGTATCGCGGCTAATGGTGGCGCAATAGATGACGCGGCTTATTTCGAGTGGAGCTCTCCAACCGACGAAATAACTTTAGAAAATGCGGCCTATGCCAATCCCGCTTTATCTCACACTATCCACCCGGACAATTTAATTTCGACCTTTAATGATCCTAGAGACGTAGTAATGACCGAGGTATTATCGAGATGGGTTCAAACAATCCAAAGCGCGGTCGATTCTCAATCTTGGGCTAATTGCGCCGAAAAGGAAGGCGATTTAGATCCGGAGAAGCTTACTTGGCTAGCTATTGATTTAAGCCCGGATAGAAAACACGCCGCCCTAGTTGGAGCTCAAAAATTAGGCGATGAGCGATTCCTTGTAAAGCTTCTCCACACTTGGGAAAACAATCTTCAATTAGACGATAGAGCTATCGCTAACGAAGCGGCCAAGTATTGCCGGAAATACTCGATTGAACACGTGGCCTACTCTCGGAGAACTAGTGGAGCAGTAGCCGCAAGATTACAACCCGCCGGAATCCGTATTTATGAAATGGACGCCGATTATCCGCAATCTTGTGATGAAATGCTTTCGGCCATCAATTCGGGCAGACTTAGACACCTAAACCAAGAATCTTTAAACGTCCAAGTGCTATCTACTGTAAAGCTTCCACGTGGAGACGGTGGAATGATATTTGGAAGGCGAGCTTCTCAAGCCGCTATCCCGGCCGCCGTTGCTACTGCCCTAGTTACACACTTCGCGACACGCCAAGAGACGGAAGTAGATATTTTCGTCGGTTAATGCTAATGATTTGAAAAAATCCGGCCATGGGTTTATTCGATCGATTTAAATTAACGGCCGACGCCGCTCCGTCGGCCACTAGCGATGTAGCCGCTTCTTTAGCTCCATATCCAAATTCCGACGGACTCTACGCCGTTCGAAATGCCTACAGCTACACAGCTTCTCGAGAAGAGGCTATGAGTGTTCCGACAATAGCTCGCGCTAGAGGAATTATCTGCTCGAGTATCGCGGCCACGCCAATTATTTTAAGAGATCGCTCTACCGGAGTTCGCATAGATCCACCGCGCGTAATAAACACACCCGATCCCCGCGTTCCCGGTAGCGCGATATATGTATGGACGGCCGAAGATATTTTATTTACGGGTTTTGCTTATTGGCGTATTTTAGAACTTTATGCCGATACGTTTCGCGTTAGAAGAGTAGAAAGAATAGCTCCTACACGAATTGGAACTTTTCTAAATGATAACGGAACCGAAGTTGAGTATTACACAATCGACGGAAATAGAATTCCAAATACAGGAGTCGGAAGTTTAGTAGTTTTCTACGGAAATGATGAAGGCCTATTAAATAGAGCGGGAACAACAATTCGCGCCGGTGCAGAATTAGAACGTGCCGCGACAATGTATGCGCGTGAACCTATGCCGACCATGATTTTAAAATCTAACGGTGCTTCTCTTCCACCGGATCGAATTGCTAAGCTTCTCGAGTCTTGGGGTCAAGCTCGACGAAATCGATCCACCGCGTTTTTAAATGCGGACGTTACTTTAGACGCGGTGGGATTCGACCCGGAAAAAATGCAATTAAATGCGGCGAGAAATTATATTTCAACCGAATTAAGTAGAGCTATTGGAATTCCGGCTTATTTTACGGACGCTCCTACCGGATCGAGTATGACCTATTCTAACGCCACGTTGGCCAAGCAATCCCTTTTAGATTTCTCGCTTATTCCAATTATGACGAGCATTGAGGAACGACTCTCTATGCCGGATTTTACGCCAAGCTCGCAGGTCGCACGATTCGATTTGGACGCCTACCTACGCGGAAGCGCGTTAGAACGCGCGCAAGTCTATGAAGTGTTAAATCGTATAGGTGCTTTATCAATCGAAGAAATACAAAGAAAAGAGGATATGATCCTATGAAACTAACAATGCCAATGATGATAACCGCCGCAGATTCGGAAGCTCGCACAATTAGCGGCCGTATTGTTGCGTTCAACGAAGCGGCTAACGCTTCGACCGGAAAAGTAATTTTCGCTAAAGGATCAATCGAGCCGAAAAATGTTTTTCTAAATCTTGAACACGATTCAACCCGTCGAATCGGGAAAACTTTATCAATGGCCATGGACGGAGATCGTGCGATAAACGCAAGCTTTAAAATTATTAAAACTACCGCCGGTACTGACGCGTTAGAAGAGGCCATGACCGGATTACGCGACGGCTTCTCAATCGAATTGGCCGTAGATGATTACGAAATGTTAAAGGACGGCACTATGAAAGTTTTAGCCGGAGAATTAACAGGAGTCGCTCTAGTAACAGAGCCGGCAGTTAGATCCGCTCGCGTTAGCGACGTGGCCGCAAGTGAAACAGAGAATTCCGAATCGGGAGCTTCGGAGACAGAAAAACCAACTACAGAAGGAGAAATAGTGTCAGATAACACCGTTACAGACGCTCCCGCCGAACCAACGGTGGAAGCTACCGAGGTTCTCGCTTCGGCTCACCGGCCGGTTGCATATACCGCGCCACGTTCACCTATCGTCGATAAGAAGAGCTATTTAGAGCACTTCCTACGCGCTAGCGTCCTAAATGATGATGATTCAAAGATTTATATCAAAGCGGCAGATAACACAACTTCAACCGCTCCCGGCATGGTGCCAACACCACAGAGCACGACAGTAATCAACGCGCTAGCTAATGCAGATCGCGGAATGATTGACGCGCTATCTCGCGAAAGTTTAATTAACGAGGGCATGACCTTCGAATTGCCGCGAGTAACAGGCGTACCAACCGTGGCCAACGTTGCAGAAAATACAGCCGTTACAGATTCACAACTAACCGCGACTTTCCTATCCGTTCCGGTTCAATCCTTTAAAGGAAGAGCAATCACTTCGGTGGAACTCATTGATCGAAGCCGGCCGGAATATATAGCGGCTCTTCTTCAAAATCTCGAGTTCGCTTACGCAAAAGTAACCGACGAATTCGCTACCGGAACTATTTTCGGAGCCGGACAACAAACCGGAGTAAATGCAAACACCGCCGCCGGATTCCTTGCTTATACTTCACAAGCGGCAGGAGCGGCCTACACAGCTTCTCTCGGTTTCGCCCGTAACCTAGTGGTATCTCCGGGACAATGGACAAATATCATGGGTTATAACGACAATGGAGCACCGCTATACAATGCGGCGCAACCTTCTAACGCGGCCGGAAATGTTCGCGGCGATTCACTTCGCGGCGTAGTTTCACCGGGCTTAAATCTCTACGTGAGCCGTTCAATCGGTAACGCCGGCGGCACAACTTCAACCGGCGATTTCTCAATGGTTGTTATCAATCCGGACGCTTGGACATGGTACGAAAGTAGTCGTTTCCAACTTCGCACAGCTATCCAATCAGACGGAACCGTGGACATTCTTTACTACGGCTACGCGGCTATTGCTCCGAAAATTCCTTTCGGTGCCGTATGGAACCAAACCTGATAAACACCCGCTAATCATCGAGCCCGTCGCTCCCGGGGGGCTCGAGTCGAACGAAAG